CATTAACTAAGTCAATCGAATCCGCTTTGTCACTTACAGGAGACTTTTGCGATGAGTAATTTAAAAGTTGTATGGGATAAACCTTCACCTGAAGACCGCATCAATTCGATAGCAGATGCCATCGTTGAGTTGCAGTCTCAGCAGAAGGAAATCCAACGGGAGATCGACACGCTCAAGGAAAAAATGATTGAGACTGTCGGCATCAAAGATGAAGGCTCGCAGTCTTTTCACACTGAGCAATATTTGATCACCACCACCCAGGGTTTTACTCGCTCTGTCGATGCACAGGAAGCGCGTAGGCTCCTGGATGTAGTGGGCGAGCAAGTGCATGACAATGTGTTTGATTACAAGCCCTCTCTGAATCTGCGCAACTATCGCGCACTGAAAGAGTTGAACCCTGATCTATGCAGCTACATTGATCAGGCGATTACCACCAAGCCAAACAAGCCATCCGTAAAAGTGGAGGTGAAGGGTGAGTAATCTATCGGAAATGCTAGTTAAGCCTACTCTGAGGCCGGTTAGCATGACCATCTTTGGCGAGGCCGGTGTGGGTAAAACCACACTTGCCTGCGCCATGCCAAATCCGGTTGTTCTGCGATTTGAAGATGGGATGCAGTCGCTTGGAGAGAACGCGCCAATGGCTACGCCAGTAATGCGCGACATGAAGTCAGCGTGTGACTTTCTCAATACTCTGGCAACAGAGAAAGACAATCACGACTTCAAAACCCTAATCATCGATAGCGTGACGCACATGTGTAATAGCGTGATTGAGCCGGAAGTGTTGGAGGCTGACCCCCGTGGGGCGAAGAATCTGGCGCAGGCTCACGGTGGTTATGGCGCTGGCTACGCACAGGCGTGCGAGCTAACCCGTCAGTTTGTCACCTTATGCAAAGCAGTTTGCGAGCATCTGTCGATGCACTGTGTTTTTATAGGACACGCAGCAAGTGAGACTTGTGAATGGCCTGATAGCGATCCTTATCAGCGCCTGACGCTACGTTGTAACAAGCGTTACACGCAATTCTTTGTTGATGATGTAGATGTAGTGGCGCTACTGAAACTGAAGTCAAACACCTATGGCTCCGGCGAGCGCAAAAAACTAAAGACGGACGGCACGCGCATATTGCACATGGCCCCGTCGCCAGCGTCTGTAACCAAGAACAGATATGGCATCACTGACGATATCGAAGTCTCAATGGGCGAAAACCCCTTTGGCTTCATCCCTTCATTAAGTAACGCAAGTTTACAGGAGCAAGTCGCATGAATTTTCTTAAAAACTTTGACATCAACGAAGTCGCAGATACTGGCAGTGTCAGCGACTACTCCCCCTTCCCCGAAGGTCACTACCGTGTTGTATGTGACAAGGCGGAAGAAACCACCACAAAAACCAGCGGCACAGAGGCTGCTGCGTTTGAGTGGACTGTCAGCGAGGGGCCGCACAAGGGCCGCAAGCTGTGGGACACCCTGCACTTAGAGCATCCCAAGATTGGCGGGCGCGAAGTAAACAGATTCCGCGATCTGTGTCGCGCTACTGGCACGCTTGCGCCCAAGACGCTGGGTGACTTTCCTGGATGTGATTGCGTAGTCGATGTAAGGATCAAGCCTGCTTCTGATTGCGGCACATACAAAGCCAAGAATGAGATCAGGGCTTATTTGGCTCCCGTCCCGACTAGCTCTGATGCAGCGCCGGAGGCCGCACCCAAGCGGGCTGGCAACGCTCAGTGGCAAGTTAAGTAATGGAAGACATAGTGCTAGGTGCATTAGTGTGCCTAGCACTTTTCATTTGGGTGGAGTTTATTTATGAAGACTGAAGAAAGTAAGTCAATTCAACGCACTTGCGAGTGGTGCGACAAGCCCCTGAAGCAGAACGGCGATTGGGATGGAGTCTGCTCCACCATGTGCGCGATCTTGTCGGGGAAAGACGATGGATAAAATCACAATTTGGGAGTGCGTTAGCGGCGGGAAGTCTGCTTTCTTCCTGAGTGAAGATGTTTGCAGGAAGTGGGCAGCGATTGACTATGACTTAGAGATAGATGGCGTGCCTTTTGTTAAGGCCCATGAGATGACGAGCAATTGGGATTTTGTTGCCTTGCTGAATGAAGTGACCGCCCGCCGAAGCGGGCAGGCCACTGGCGCGAGTCGGCAAACCCATGTAAGCGCCAGTGGAGATTCTAACACTCATGGGGATTAATGTGACAGCTTTAGCAATGGGAAATTCTACCTTAGCCGCCGTCGATACAGAGATGGAGATGCGGCAGGACAATAAGCCCCGCCCCTACCTTGGCGGCAGCGCGATTGGCGATGATTGTGATCGCAAGCTGTGGTACGGCTTCCGCTGGTACAAGGTAATTACTTTCAGGGCGGATACGCTCCGCAAGTTTGATGACGGTCACCGCACTGAGGATCTGATGGCGGAGCGACTGCGCTTGGTTCCTGGTGTACACCTTGAGACTGTTGATCCTGTAACGGGCAAGCAGTTTGGCTTTCAGGAAATTGACGGGCATTTCAGAGGACACGCTGACGGGCTGATTCTGGGCATTAAGGAAGCACCCAATACCAAGCATATCTGGGAGCATAAAAGTGTCTCAGATAGCGTTTACAAGAAGCTACAGAAGGCTATCAAGGATCACGGCGAGAAAAATGCCATAGAGAAGTGGAATGGCACTTACTACGGGCAGATTCAGGTGTATATGAAGCTGTTTGATTGCACCCGCGCCTATCACACCGTGACCACATCTGGCGGGCGCGATCATTTAAGCGTGCGCACTGAGTACAACGCCAAGTTTGCGCAGCACCTTATGGATAAGGCCGCAGGCATTATTGGCAGTGACTCGCCGCCACAAAGACTCAGTAATGACCGCACCTTCTTCAAGTGCAAGTGGTGCGATTACGCTGATATTTGCCACGGCACTGAAGCGCCAGAGGTAACGTGCCGAAGCTGCATCTATAGCTACGCCAGCGAGCGCGGCACATGGGCTTGCGAGAAGTTTGCTCGCATTTTAGACAGAGCGGATCAGGAGGCAGCTTGCAGTGTCTATACACCCATACCCAAACCAGAGTAAGGCCATCGACAAGATACTTGACTACCTGTACGGATTTGACGGCAACCCTGTACTAGAGGCTCCTACGGGCGCTGGTAAGTCAGTGATACAGGCTGGCTTGTGCAAAAAGATACTGTCCCAGTGGCCCGACAAAACCATTCTCTGCCTGACCCATGTGCAGGAGCTAATACAGCAAAACTTTGAAGCCATGATATCTGTTGGCGTGCAACTAGAGCCAAATATTTATTCGGCTGGGCTGAAGATCAAGGAAGTGGGTCAGCTAACGATGGCGTCGATCCAATCTATCTATCGAAACCTGGATAAGCTGCCCTACCCCGACATCATCATTGTCGATGAGGCGCACATGATCCCGCCGAAGGGCGAGGGCATGTATCGAACGCTGCTACAAGAGTTTCCAGATGCGAGGCTGGTGGGACTAACCGCCACACCTTACAGGCTCAAGGGTGGCCTGCTGACCAATGGCGATATGTTTGATCACATCATCGACGCCAGCATCACAAACATGACCATGATGGAGCTAATTGAAGAGGGCAAGTTGTCGCCTTTAGTAACAGCGGCGACATCTGATCATCTGGATCTGTCCGATCTGGTGCAGCACTCAAGCTCAGACTACACCGAAAAGTCTTTGTCAGAGATGGTGGAGAAAAATTTAGAGCAGACACTGGCAGCGGTGCACAACATGATTGGGCTGATGGCAGATCGCAAAAAGGTGCTGATCTTTGCCACCAACATAGCGCACGCAAACTTCATTGCTGATGAGATAGGCGACGATTCAAAAGTCGTTGATGGCAAGACAGCCAGCAAGGATCGCTCTTCTATTTTGGCTGAATTTAAAGCAAGTCAGTTTAAGTACCTTGTCAATGTCGGCTGTTTTACCACCGGATTTGACCAAAAAGACATCGACGGGATCGTTTTTATGCGTCCTACGGCGTCTGCTGGGCTGTATGTGCAGATGTGTGGGCGCGGAATGCGCGTAGCGGAAGGTAAAAAAGACTGTTTGGTGCTGGATTACGTTGGGAACATCGAAACCCACGGGCCTGTGACGCATGTTGAGCCGCCCCCGCCACCCAGAGAAGGCGGCAACCGCGAGAACGCACCCAGCGTCAAGGAATGCCCACAGTGCCATGCTCTGCTGTGGCTTGCTGCAACCGTTTGCGATGACTGCGGTTACATCTTTCCGAAGCAATACAAGGTCAAGGCCACCGCTGGTAGCGCCCAGATCATGGGCAAGGTGGAGTTGCGCGAGCATCAGGTCACCAGCTTTAAGGCTGTGGTGCATAGAAAACAAAACACCCCTGACATGATCAAGATTACCTGGAAGTCAGGGCTGCTTCCTATCTGCGATCAATATCTCTGCATCAATCACCAAGGGTACGCACGCCAAAAAGCTGTTGAGTGGTTTTGTCGCTGGACGGGACGCCTGCCTAGCGGAGACATCTATTTGGATTGCGAAACGATTAACAACATGCCGGAGCCGCCAGTGCTGCTGAGGGTGGATCACGGCGGCAAGTACCCAGAGATAAGGAATTGGATATGAGCGATATACCGCGTGAGAAATGCGGGATGTGTGGAGAGGAAATGAGGCCCGTCTTTAACGGCGGGGAGGGAATGCGGCTGAAGGGCTGGTTCTGCTTTGAATGCAAAGTTTGGCGGAGGGTTATTTTTCGTGAAAGACAATATGAATGGTCACCAGAATGGGATAAGCCCGCCGCTACGGCTAATTCTGTCGGCAATTGAGTCTGCGCAGAACATGGCGGATACAACAGGCAGGCCATATATCGTGACTGACGATCTCCAAGTTAAGTCAGCAATCTATGCCCAGCATTGCCGATGGGTGGAGATGGTGCAGCCATGTCGCAAGCACAAGATATGAATCATTTTAAATTAACAGAGCCATCCTGCATCAGCTTCAGCGGAGGCCGCACCAGCGCCTATATGCTGTGGCGTTTCATTGACGCCAATGATGGCCTGCCAGATGACTGCATCGTGACCTTTGCCAACACGGGGAAGGAGGCAGAAGAAACGCTGAAGTTTGTCAGGGACTGCGGCAAGTATTGGGATGTTCCAATTGTTTGGCTGGAGTACGCCTGGGCGGAGGAAACCAAGGATCGCTTTAAGGTGATTGATTTTGATACCGCATCAAGAGATGGAGAGCCATTTGAGGCACTGATTCACGCCAAAAAATATCTGCCGAATCCGGTAGCGCGGTTCTGCACTATTGAATTGAAAATAAGAACCATCGGCAATTACCTGTTTGATATAGGACATGCTGAGTCTCGCTCTCAAGGTGAAAACATGGCGATAGTCGGCATCCGCGCTGACGAGCAACGTAGGGCTGCAAAGATTGAGCCACACCGCAGGCCATTGGTTGCAGCCGGTGTCACCAAAGAAACCGTATCTGCGTTTTGGGCGCAGCAACCGTTTGACCTTGGCTTGCCCAACATCAATGGCGTAACGCTTCACGGTAATTGTGACCTTTGTTTTTTGAAGGGCGGAAAATTGATTGAATCGCTGATTATAGAGGAGCCAACTCGCGCTGATTGGTGGGCGAAGATGGAGCGCGAATGTCCAGCCACACAGCAATCAGGCGCTAGATGGCGCAATGACCGTCCTACTTACGGACAAATGCAAATGATCGCCACGAGTCAGGGGCAGCTAGATTTGGCTGGCGAAGAAACAATCCCCTGTTTCTGCGGTGATTGATCCAACTCCCCGCCCCGTGGCCCAAGCATCGGGCCTTACTCCACCTGATGCACAGGGCGGGGAGTTTTTTAGTGTTCTGGATACGTTTGCTGGCATTGGAGGATTTTCCCTGGGGCTGGAGCGCACAGGACGATTTAAGACGGTGGCATTCTGCGAGATTGAGCCTTACGCGCAAAAAGTTTTGGCAAAAAATTGGCCGGAGATACCTATTTATGAAGACATTAGACAACTCACAGCAGACGGACTTATTCGGGACGGAATTAGACCAGACGTTATTACCGGCGGATTTCCATGCCAAGACATCTCAATGGCAGGAAAACAAGCGGGAATTGAGGGCGAGCGATCTGGACTCTGGGCAGAGCTTGCCCGTCTTATTGGCGAGGTACAACCAAGATACGCAATCATGGAAAACGTCACAAACCTCATTAGTGGCGACAGGGGACGATGGTTTGGACGAGTACTTGGAGACTTGGCCTCGCTCGGGTATGACGCGGAATGGCATTGCATACCGGCTTCCGCGATTGGCGCACACCACCACAGAGATAGGGTCTGGATATTGGCCTACCCCAACGGGGATGACGGGCGGGGAAGGGATAGCTCCAAGCCATCTGGATGGGAGCCACGGGTGGAGTCTGGGAGCAGCTGCAAAGGACAGTCTGTCCAGGAACCCAACGAGAATCTGGCCTACTCCTACAGCGAACGAGGATGCAGCAGGGACTCCAAAAGGCAAGATGCAAGCCATGCTGGGCAATCACCCATCCTTACGCGGGAACACACCGGAAGAGTGGGCGCGTGGGACGCTGAACCCAGTGTGGGTAGAGTGGCTAATGGGATTCCCGCTAGGTCACACAGACTTAGATGCTTAGGTAACGCGATTGTCCCGCAAATCGCGGAATGCATAGGGAGGGCTATCTGTGCAGTGGGTAACTAAAGATAAATACCTGGAGCAAAGCGGTCTGACTAACGGCGTTATACGCGGTTGGTTTGACAGGCATCTGCGGCGCGGTGTTCACTATCAGGTCATCGGTCACACCACCATGATTAATGTTGAGCTAGTTGACGAGTGGATTACCCAACAGGTATCAGACCCCAAGGGCGGGGATTGCGAATCAGAATCTACCGCAAAGGTAAGGTCGCATATTCCGAAACACTCGCGGGCGATCTCAGCCCTAGACACCTCAAGGCAGCTATAAAACGCCGTAATGAGCTAGAAGCCAAATTCAAGCTGGGCATCCCGCTGGAAGATCA